CTGCCTGGCACTACGACATGAACATCGAAAGGGCTGGTACTGATGGCACCGAAGAAAAGTGAAGCAAGTGATCTGGTGGCGTTGCTGTCGCAAGAACATGAATCAGTAGATGATCTTGCTGACTTGGTGTTTGATCTTGTGGAGCAACAGTTACGTAAACGCGACAAGTACGTGACCGCTATTGTGCATCCGTCGTTGAAGATTGTGCAAGTCATCGGTTGGTATGCGACACGTGGACAAGCTACGAAGGATGCACCGAAACGTGTGACTGGTTATGATGAACATTCGTGGGCGACAGTAACAGGGTTATTCGATCCGTCTAGCATAGATTTAGACCCGCAACCTAAGAAGAAATAGTATAGAATAATCTTGAAGCCCCGCTGTTGAGGTACTCTCTCCCTCCGGCGGGGTTTCATTTTTCCCTTATTTTACAAGGGTTTTAGCCCCCAGTTTTGTAGAACCCGGCAGCATTGAAGATGATCCCACCGAGAGCGTAACGCCGAGCCATTACTTCACCACAGTCACACATGACAGGGGTGTCATCACCCATCGGGTGCGTTACTTCCTTCTCACCATGTTCATTACATTCATATAAATAGATAGGCATTATTCTAAGACCGCTTGTGCTTGAGCGTTAGACATACGTTTACGATACTCAAAAGGATTATCTCCACCCAAGAAATCCATCATACGTTTCAACGCACCAGTCTTGCGACGATGAACAGTTGATTCACTTACACCAAGAGAATGTGCCGCTTCAGCTAGCGTGTATGATTGGTGGAATATCATTTCAAGTATCATCAGATCATCAGGTGTGAGCCTGTCCATGGCACGTCGAATATCCATAAGTGAAATAACATAATTGCCACCTTCAGCAGGGTTACCGCCACCACTAATTTTAGGTTGGTTCGGGTCACGTGTTTCTACAACAGCAGTCCACACGTGAGGCAATAGTTCACTAATGAGTTCCGGAGTGTAATACGCTTCATCGCGTAATTCATATCCGGCAGCTTGGGCTTTAGTTTTGCGACAGAACCGGTCAGCGTGACGGGAAAGTGTTTTCGCAAGCGCACGAATACCGCGTTCAAGGTTTTCTTTTTCTTGTTCAGGCATCAACCATTGTTCAATTTTGTCGGGTCGTTTCAGGCACCATTCTAAACATTCTTGACGCACATCAGACACATCCACATACGTGCGGTACCGTTTATGTATCCGGTATGCAACTGTCGCTATCACATCATTGGCGTGAGCCAACAACTGTTCATCTATTTGCCCCATGTCTTGCCGTCCACAGTGAATGAACCATCGGTTCTGATAGGAACCAGGTGTGGGGTTACGTTGCGTCCATCCACATCAAGGTAACCGAACGCATGATGCCAGTTAGCGGAACCAGCTTTCAGGTAACTTGCTTTCTTTTGATCCATCAAGTTGCCCACTTCAAGTCCCCACACGGTAGTGTTTTTCATACCGTTGGAAGTGTAAACAGATTGAGTGTGATGGCTAAGTCCCGCACGGTGCGTGTGTCCACAGACGACAGACTTGCCCCACTTTTTCGCTAGACCGAGTGCTGTTTGTCCAGAGGTTTGACTCATGGAACCTTCATCACCGTGCGCGAGGAGCCATCCTGGTGCTAATTCGTAAGGCTTCTTGTGGTATGTGATACCGAGTTGATCGAAACGAAGGAACGCCGGGAGTTCCAGTTCGGGCAATCCTAGAAGCCCCGGCGTTCTCATCATCACCGTATTGAATAGTCGGTCAGTATGATTGGAGCGAATCACATGTTTGACTTTCAAGAGTTCAAGTATCCGGACAGTCTCATCACGGTCATGGCTGATCGAACGCTCATACTCTAACGGTGTCCCTTTAGCCCAACGGGATATGGTTTGCATATCCATTTCGTCGCCGACAGAAACAACGGTGTCAGGCTTGGTAGCTTTGATGAAGGCAGCAACATTGTTCACCGCCCGCATATCTTGTAGAGGTATTTGCAGGTCAGAAATACAAATGATGCGCTTCATTGGTGCGTCCCTTCGATTGGGAACTACTTAGTGGGCTTCTTTGTGGTGGTTTTCTTGGCTGGTGCCTTCTTCGCTGGTGCTTTCTTGGCAGCAAGGGCAGATTTCTCTTCAGCCTTGTAAAGACCGTCAAGGAACGCATCAAAATCTTTGACATCCCAGAAATCGTTTTCATCAAAACCAGTGGTTTTATCAAACTTGATGTTGAGTTTGCGTAAAGTCCAACGCGTGATGAGGTTTTCTAGCACGAACTTGCTAACCAGTACCCCCATAAAAGCGCCTAAAAATGCGGTCATTTTCTCTCCTTCGTCGGCCATTCGCCGTTGAGTACAAGTGTAGCAATTACACAATAATTAGACAAATCGGATAAAGTGTCTTGTAAAGATTCTTGACCCGGATCCACTTCCGGATGATCTAACAAGTGGTTCAAGCGTGCCATCTTGTCCCACATACGTACCCTCAACCCGTTCATGGGGCCACCGGGGGCATCAGCAATATTGAGTGGCCCATACTTGTCATGCTTATCAAGCAACAAATTCCCGTTACCGTCCATGACATGCCACATATTCTTAGCTAGTTCAGTGGATTTAGTGGATCTTAGGTACGTGCGGGGGGTATCTGTACCAGGATTTGTCCGGCTTCTATATTTAAGTTCAATATTTGAAACCCCCCATTGGTCAAGATCCGGATTGCTAACTCGATCGACTCGTTCATTCATTGTCCTGTCCTCCTATTTCTTTGGTGTAAATAAAATTGTTACCGTTAGAATCATATTGGTATAACCGTATATCCCCTTCGGGTACCACATGAATAGTCACTTTGATTTGCTTTGCTTTAAGCATGTGCGGGGCGACAGTCCCACCGTCCATCGGCCCACCAATATATTTCATTTCCGTACCTGCTGGTGAATTACTAACGGTTTCGCTGTGTTGGGATCAAACTTACAAGCGGCTTCTAGGGCGAGCTTGGCTTTGGTGGTGGCATCGTCTATGTCGGTGAGTCCGGTGAGCGTGGTGAGGCTTACAAGGCTTCCCAGGGCATACGCTGAACCTGACCCTATGGCATACAGGTTGTTGACATCACGGAGCCATGACCAGTCGGAACCGATCTCATAAATAGTGCCGTTGATGGCAAGCATGGCATCGGTAGCATCTTCACCTTCATTGGTGAATCCGTTGTCTAAGTATGCGTCTTTCATGGCGGGAATGAACTCGCTGGTGACAAACCCGTCGAGTGCTTCTATGGTGGTGAAGGTGGGTGGTTTCGGGTATTGGAGTTGGTGTGCCAGGATTTGGGCTGGTCGCCAGTTCCCGGCAATAGCAATAACATATCCGGGTCGGCTAATGATTTTGCCTGCCTTTTTGGGGGTGACATATACTCGATCATCTTCAATGACCCTGGAGTCTGCTCCCATGACGCACCATCCGTCGCCTTGGATGCCCACTATGGTACTCATTGACCGTTCCTCACAATAGCTTGGGCTTCTTTAATGTTGTCACAGTGTTCCCCGTTGACACCCCAACAATCACTATCCCCATTGTCACAAAGTAGACTGGTGAGTTCGTCAGCGATGCGTTCCCGCCAGTAGGCTTCGGCTGGCATGACTTGCGCCCATTTCAGTTCACCCATAGCAGTGGTGGCGGGTTGCTGTGGACTAATCATACCAATTCCTTCTCAATAGCCTGAATGGTGGGACAAGGATAAACAACTGGTATTGAACCCATAATAAATCCTTCTTCACAGTGATTGCAAAGACCACCGTCGGGCTTATGCAATTCCGCTACTTTGCTAAGAGCAAAATGAATATCAAGGTGGTCACATAAAGAGTTACGCTTTTCCCATAATTTTTTTAGCAATTCTTCGTGGGTCACGATTCCATCCCTTTCCTGATAGCCAAAATAGTGTCACACGGATACCATTCTGATTCGCTAGCAGTACATTCTTTACAAATAAGCCCATTCAAATCTGGCTTATGTAATTTCACTACCGCTTTTAATCCTTCACCAAGGATCGCAACCGCCATCAAACCAAGCCCATTAGAAATCTCATCATCTATCTTTTGAAGTAACTCATCATGGGTCATAAGCCTGCCCTTTCCCGTAACCAACCCACCCCAAGTTCCTGGTAACAATCATTCACATCACGGTTAGCAGGCAAACTAATCACCACCGCCTGATCCAAATCCTCTTTGATTCGTTTTGCTAACTCCATACCAGGATTAGTGCCGTTCTCTTTCACATCATTATCAGCAAAAATAACAATACGATTATAGGACTCAAACAAATTAGGGAACCACGGTTTCCATTGACTCACACCAGCCACCCCCACTGCCGGTATGCCCACAATCTTAGACATCACTATCGTATCCAGCTCACCCTCACAAATAGCAATAATCGTAGAATCTATATGCAAATCAACGACGTTAAATGCCCCCACTTTTTGTCCTGTGGGCCACAAATATTTGGGTGTCCTATCGGGATCTATTTGCCGAAACTTGATACCGACCACACCCGTGGGGGTCATGTAAGGGATACTCATAAGACCGTCAGCGTGTTCATGTCCAGGTGCCGGGTCATGCACTGAGCCGAGGAGGGACATACCTGCCACCCGTTCGTCTATTCCCCGTGCGGCTAGGTATTGAAGTGTCTGATCGTTGATGCCGTTCGCGTATCTCTCTGCGGTTTCCGTGAGCGATCTCTTCTGCTCTGCGTTTAACATCCGTGAACCCCTCCAAATGCTCCATTGTTTTCACTATCTTGTATACGTCACCGAAGAAGGGGCATACGAGGCAGTGGAATACTTGTTGATCTAAATTGACTTGTGCGCTTGCGTGTCCGTCTTCGTGCATGAAACATTTGCAGGGTTGCCATCCGCTGCGTTCATGTATTTCTAGCCCGTAATGGGAAAGGATGGTGGCTAGATCAGGCTTCGTTAAGACGCTCACTTTTGTGCCGCGTCTTTAATAAATAAAACCCAATGCGTTCCCATTCTTTTACCAGACGGATGACCAATTATAGGCTTTTGATTTGTTAATTGTAATATTTCTTTTAACGGAACAGACGTTTCATTCCACTTAAAAATCAAAGTCCCCCCCCGCACAACACACGGAAACATTCTGAAAATCCTTTAGAAATATCGTCTCTCCAAGTTTCTTTATCAAGAACACCATACTTTTTTCGCATCCAAGATTTTTCGGAAAGATTAAATAAATGTGGTGGATCAAAAATAATACATTTGAATTCATCATTTTCAAAAGGCAAATTTCTAAAATCCATAACCATGTCAGGTTTAATTTTTATGGTTTGACCATTAGTTAATAAATGTTCTTCATCTTTTCGTATGTCGCCAAAAAGTACACGATCATCTGTTTTGTCAAAATAAAAAGAACGCATAGATGAAGCCGGATCAAGAATAAATTTAGACACTGTCTGCCCATTTCTCTAACGATTGGATAACCCACGCATCTTGAATACCAGCATTGCGTCGTTTCACAATAACATACGCAGGCGGTACTTCCTTCAAGCCACGCGCTTTTGCATAATTTTCTGCCTCCACTGTGGCTTCACGCCAAAACTGTGGAAGATCCAGACGGGCTGTTGCTTTCAACTCAAACACATACGGTTGACCGGACACGATACATACCACGTCACCTTCATCGTTGGCACCTGCCCTGGCTAGGCGTTCAGTGATAGCGTTGGGTAGTTTTTCTCTAAACCAACGCATCACGTCTGTCTCAAACTTGGATCCTCTAGCTTTGGCGGCTGATTGTTTGCTTGCCATTATGCCCAGTTCTTTGCGACGTAGTGTTGTTGACGGTCATTGTATAAAGTCATGCGTGACGGGTCAGCATAAAGGGTGATGAAGTCTTCCCCGGATGGTGAGTGTTTAGCAAAACGGTTTTTTACTGCCGCCAAACGATATTCACCCGAATGGGGTATCAACGCTACCGTCAAAATCAGCTCAGGAAGTTGACTAATTTTTCCTTGCACTGCCCGACGTGCCGGTGGCATATCGGGACGGCCCTCATTTTCTGACGTGTGATGCAACATGAAGACTGCCGCATCGGTTTCGCGGGCTATATGGTGCATGGCTTTCGCTATGTCCCGTAACCCTGTCCACTCATTTTCGTGTAATGATACCACATTCATCAGGTTGTCTACATAGATTGCTTCCGGGTATGCCCCGTGTGCTTCCGCGTAGGCTTTGATTGTTAAATCTATTTCATCCAATGTGGGTGAAGGGTGGAAGGAGAATTTGATGTGTGATAATGCTTTCAGTTCGTCTTCATAAAATTCGACACCTAGTTCGTTGGCGAAGGCTTCTTCAACACTGTGAACTGTGTGTCCTGTGATGATACTGGCGGCACGGATAGCGGTCGTGTATGCGTCTGTATCAGCAGAAATGTAGAGTGCTGGTACTTCTGACTTGACTGCATAAAACAATGCGATCAATGATTTACCGGCGTTGGGTGCGCCGGCGATCATGGTGACTTGTCCTCTGCGGAATCTTATTCCAGCGGTTGCTAGTGCCGGAAAAATGTCGGGAAGTAGGGCTGCTCCGTGTTTAGTTTTCGCCGCAGCTTGGCTGAGCGTAAGCATGGTTTAGCGAATCCATTGAGGGTCACACTTGTCGGAGGCATCCTTAGGTGCGTTACACATGTATGCCTTCCAAGGCGCGCCAGTCTTACCGACACCGGTCTTGTATGTCATGGCACCATGCTTGCAGGTGCGTGCGTCACTGTTGGTTGCGGGTGCAAAGGCTGGTGTGGGTGTGCTAGCAACGACTGGTGCAGCGATGGGTGCGGGTGTTCCTGTCGGGATTCCTTCGATGCCTTTCACGTAATCAAGGACATTCATTTGGAATTCGACGAGAAGTCCACGGAGTTCTTCAACGGATTCTGCGCGAACGTTGACGAGGGTGTTGCCGATTTTGGGTGATACTTGGATTTTCCAGTTGTCGCTCATTATTTTCCAATCTGTTGTAAGGGGTCATACCCAGGGATGGTGTTGTTTCCAGAGAAAGTATAGCAGTATGTGCTGACGGAACATGATTTGCACATCATTGAAATGCTGGGGAGGAAGATTTCGTTTTTTAAACCTAGCTCGAATTGGCGGAACAGTTCGGTGAAGAGGGGTTCTGTCCATATGTCTAGGTTTTCTACGCGGTGCATGGTGGCTTCGCGGGCTGAATAGAAGTAGCCTACGGATGGTCGTATACCGAATCGTTGTTCAATGATGGTGGCATAGAGTCCGAGTTGCATAGCGTTGTCGGGCAGGTAGGAGCCGGTTTTGTAGTCAACTATTGCGAGTTCTCCGTCCGGGGTGATCGCAACGAGGTCAGCGTATGCTTTCACTGGAATGTCGCCGAAAACGTGCATGAGTTCAATTTCGATCGACGGGTGGCCCGATGGCGTTGACCATACTTGCCATTGATTCCCCTGCCACCATTGAGTGAAGTTGATGAACATGTCGTAACCGTTGGTTGCCCACCAGTCACCGTTTTCTTTGTTCGGATTTGCTTTAGTTGCCCGGCCACCTACCCGCCAGTCTAGTGGATTACTATTGGTGGCTTCTTGTTGTTCACCGATAGCTTTCTGGAACGCGTGTTCCCAAAGAAGTTTAAGATCCATGATTTTCTCTCTCATCAGCAGGACAGGGGACTGTCACTAGATTACCACAATTATAGCATTCACCATCAAGCATCCATAATGCTATATCGTTGTCTTCAAATTTTGCGAGAATACGGAACAAGTCACATCCGCATGGACACATGTGTGTAGGGGTGCCACGAAGATCCATTACAGTTCCACTTCAACCATGGAACGTAACCAGTTTTCTGCCGCTTCATGGAAAGCAGTACCGCCCACAAAATACCAAGCAGGTTGAGTGGGAGCCTTCAGCTCCCTTTCCAACTGCCATGCTTTACCGCATTTGACCCAAGAAGTGAATGATGAAAATGATCTATGATTTACAGTAGTTTCTTTACCCATAAACCCACTATACCATAGTCCTTACGGACTCACCCATTGGCATCCTTGCGGTGCCATTCCGGAACCCGGATTTTAGGAATACGCCCCCTACCCCCAAACTCAAAAAATTTGGGAGTAAGAGGGAATCTCTACGGTTCTGGAACTATTCCATCACCCATCATTTGAGGTTCCCGCCCCACCTTTCGGCCTGCTCACCATAACATCACCCTTTAGGGGATGCAAATTGGGACACCCCCAACCCCCCAGATGCCTCTAAAACGCCCAGAAACGCCCCTTAGAGCCACGATACCCCCCTCTCCGGTGCTCGCTATCCAACCCACCTAAAATAACCCCGCTTATGTCGGGAAAACACAACAAAAAAAGCCCCCCAGGATGAGTCCGAAGACCCACCCCAGGGGGTGAAAGGAAAAACAGTTGAAACTTAAACTACTTCTTATGTGCGCCAATCCCAAATTCCGGAGATTTAGGATCAAGAGCCTTCAAGGCAGGGCCAGCCACAGCAGCCAAAGCAGAAGCCACCAATGCCTTCGGGTTAGTATTACCATTCATATACATGGCAAGCACTGCCACAGCAGCAGCACGGAAGTAAGACATCAAAATAGCTTGCGCCTTAGCGTTCATTTAGTTACTCCATTTCGGTCGAACAACAACCCGCACGGTCGTGGGATTGCGATGCTTATAGTAAACTCCATCACCGTTAGCCTGGGAACCAGCACCATCCTTGCACGTGTTCCCTTCCACAGTATCAATCAAATGAGTGTTCGGGTTAACCCCACCTAAAGCAAACCCTGTATGCACAGATTTGCCTTCCTTGTGGAAATCAAACAATAAAATATCCCCCGCCTGCACTTTATCCACAGGCACAGTCATTTTGTTTTTCACAGCCCAAGCCTCCATGGCTTCACAGCCAGCAGTGCGAAGAACCAAATCACTAGCCTTACCGGCAGACATACACCACATGACAAACATCATGCACCACGGTTGATTGTTTAACTTAAACCATTTCCCGAAAAGAGTATCGTTATTGGGGCCTTCTTTATATTTCTCATCAGCATGCTTACGGGCATACTTCAACACATTATCTGCTTGAACACTCACAGTTCCCCCAACTTGGCTTTCAAAACAATCAAATCAGTTTCAATACGATCCACAGCATCCTTCATGGATTCGCCACCATTGTTATACAACTGGTATTCGATACGGTCAAGGCGTTTGTTTAATTCATTCATGTGTTCCTCAATGAGAGTATGAACACCATGCCTAAACAAGTACCATATTCCAGTAACAACACCCACACCTACAAAGAAATAGGCATACACAACACTGGCAGCATCCGGAATAGCCATCAGATTGTCCTAAATGTGAGATACACAATGCCACCGAAACCTTTGAAACGACGTTCCGGGGGAGTGATACGAACAAACTGGATGGCTTCAATGATCCCTTGGACAGTTTCACCGTTAGTGAAATCTTGCACCAACACAGTGTCACCAATGGCTTCAATGTTTTCTAAAGCAGCCAACCGTTCCCAAGCCCTACCTTCATACCCGACCACCATGTTGTAACGGTCACCCTCAAAATCGTAATTCAAAAGAGGGATAGTGAGAAGCCTAGTTCTATGTACTGCCGGGAGAGATTTCAACTGGTAACCCGATAGTGTGGAACCTGTTGCTGCACCTGCTGATGCGGGAAACAAGGTGAATCGGAACGCTACCGACTCGGCAGGGGACTGCAAGTTAGTACCAATGTCTTGAGTTGGATCAATCGTGGGAGTAATAGTCAACAAATCGCTTACATCACCAGCGGAAGACACTAACGAAACTTTCACATTACCTGTCACCGGTGTTTGAATCAAAGCCTTCACCAGTTTAAAATGCTTATCTTCTAAAGTGAAATGGCGAATCAAACCAGTTTGAATGAAACCTGATGTGACAGATTGGGTGGCTTGAGCATACATACCAACCCCGACCACACCGATCATTAGTTTCCCTGTAGAACCAATCTCGACGACGGAAGAAACTTTTGCGGTAGAAGGAACCCTCAAATCGGTAGCCCACGCATATTGTCCTGGTTGTACTTCACGGGACAAATCAATGCGGATCAAACCGGATGAGTAAGTACCGTTACCGTTATCAATATAGTTAGTGACAGTTGCGTAAATGAACCGGTCATAGAAAGCAAACTGGGTTACCTCAGCACCAGTAATGGTACGGTTGTATGTGTAATCGTATCCGTTAGTGGTCACCGTCAAAGGCCCATAAGTAATATATCCGGACGAATAGTATCCAGATGTATCAATCGTAGCAATACGGACACCCTTGTTGGTACCGATAGCAATATATTTACCGATATAGGCAGTGATTGCAGTAATGTATTCACCGCCCGGCAAGTCAGCCGCCGTCAAT